CTACTCTGTAGCTCGCCGGCAAAAGTCATTGCTGACTGGTGTCGGATGGACCTTAATTGGTCTATTTGCTCACTAAACTCTAATGCGAATCCCATCATACTTAGGTATGAGAGGCAACAAACAAGTTAACGACTATAGTAGTCATAAATGTGTTGCGCATCAGGCGCCTCGGTGTTTTCCTTCCAGGGACCTATCAAATCTCTGGCTGGAGCGAAATCCGATCTCGCTTGGTTCCCGTAACACGGGGTTGACGCACTGCTGTCTGATAAACAGTGGTGATAGTTAATTAATTATGTTTGGTAACCTCACGGTTTACCCGACCTACCCTATGGGGGGTTGCCTCTAGCCAGAGCCCGCTTTGCGGGGCCTGGGGACTAGGAATTAGTAGGGTCTCATAATCAAAATATAAATAATGAAAATGAAACGTACACTTTACTCGATCCGGAAGTATTCTCATACTCTCGTCTCTCGTTTACGTGTAGCTACTAATTGGCAACGTATCTTTATGATACAAAGTAGAGCAATAGGATACCTTAACCAGGTTCCTATTGTTCTATTTGGTCGGTCAGGTCGTACCTGGATTTTATATATTGTGGATTTTCTGCGTTTTGTACGGAAGGTGAAACGACATCAAGGCTATAAAGGCCTTGCTATCGTTCTCAAGGTAGCGAACGTCGCATTAATGCGTTTTGGGGGGGGTCAACCCCTACCAAATTCGTTCGCCCTTGGGCCCGTTAGAGTGTCGTTCAGTGGTCGAGGTTTACCTACGTTCCTGCCTAGGCAGGCGCGTAAAGAACTTCGACGCGGTAATGCGCGAGTTCTTCGGTTCTACTTAACTCTTACATCCCTTTACAGGGTGTTGGATTATAAAGGAAGACTGAAGTTGTCAACCATTACTGACCCAGGTAGAGAGTTCAATATAGTTTCCTATATTGGTTTTCTCCCCATCTTCTTCGGATATTTGAAGAAGTCGATGGAGGGTTTAGAAGTATCGAAAGTTAAACCTTTCTTTATTTCTAAATCAGGGCCTGGTACTGTGTACCGTCCCGTCGTCAATAAGACCGGTACTATTAAGTTGTTATTGTACAACTCAACAGCCGTTCTTACTATGCAAGCAATGGCATTGAGATCGCCCAAGTTTAAGGACTTGTTCGATCTGATGTCAAAGTTTGCATCCCTGTTTGAAGGAGGTACTGCTTTAATGCAGCATCTCACTCAGATAGGGGACGAGGGACTTCAAATCCCTTACCTACATCGTTTAGTTCCTTCTTACTTAGGAAAGTTGGGATTAAAGGATGAACCGGGTAAAGTGAGAGTGTTTGCTATGGTTGATTGGTGGACTCAAGTTCTCTTGAAGCCACTACATCTTCTGATCTTCTCTATCTTGAAGAAGATTCGGCAAGATGCTACGTTCGACCAAGGAAGAGGAGTTCGGTACGCTAACAGATTATCTCAGTTGGGCTTAACAGCCCACTGTTATGATTTGTCTGCTGCTACCGATCGCCTTCCTGTTTTATTACAGGCTATGTTAGTTAATAACATAGTTCCAGGAGCAGGACAGCTTTGGGCCTCGATCCTTGTGGATCGGGCCTACGCTGTGCCTGTAGCCGCCCGTAGACGCGGTTTCCGCGTTGCCCAGGCTGTAACTTACAGCGTTGGTCAACCTATGGGAGCATTGTCCTCTTGGGCAATGCTAGCACTTACTCATCACTTTATTGTACAACTCGCTGCGTTCAATGCAGGACACCGGGCATGGTTCCGATTATATGTGGTCTTGGGAGACGACATTGTCATCTTTGACGATGATGTCGCCTGCCAATACTGCCTTATAATGGCAGACCTCGGGGTTGGTATCGGTTTTGCGAAGTCATTGGTCTCGAAAGATTCCTTTGAGTTTGCTAAACGTTACTACCACCGAGGGGAAGATCTGTCACCTCTGTCCTTCAGAGAGCTCGACGTAGCTTCAGTTTCCCTATATGGGCTTCTGTCGCTGCTCGATCGCTTTGGAGGATTAGAGGTGGGAATCGCTCGTGTGTATCGGCTCCGGGGGTTCGGTTATAGATCTCTATCGAGAATAAAATCTCGGTTAGAATCTATGTCTGAACGGATGAAAACACTTACTGTGTTCTTGTCCTACCCTGGAGTCTCTAGTATATCCTTCGAAAAGTTCAGTTCTTGGGTGCTAATGACCTCACAAGGTCATTCGGCAGCCAAAGTCTCTCTTCAATCTCTTCGGGACCTTGTCCTGGAGGTGGTGAAGATGCTAGACCCGACAAAAGATCGGGACTGGCAGACCTTTAGACCCAAACATGGGCCTTTTGGTCATGATACAACTGGACTTTACGAAGTCAAACACTGGAGAATTGATACATTAGAAGCACATATCCAAAGCTTACTATGGCCATCTCAATTGGAGATAAATGAGGCTCTTCATGAGTCTGATTTATCGTGGGATACTCTCCCATGGGACTCCGTCTCCGGAGACCCTACACTTGAGTCTTTAGACTTGTTTATAGAACAAGTCTTTAGATATGAACAAGAAGCTTCGATGATACAGACGGATTACCCTATGGGTATCCGCCGTGAGGATTCACCTCCTCTTAAGTTACCAACGAAGATTCTTCGTTATTGGTTAAAATTCTCTAAGGCTCGGAAGTAATCCGAGACTAGATGTAAAACGCAATCCGTTTCCAAACTTTGCTATTTAATATTTCGGCTTTAGTTTTGTCTGAGTCTTTATTAAACCAGTACTATTTAGGCTTAATAAACCTATCAGTCAGCCTTCCTTAAGGCGGTTAGACTCTCACCAACCTGAAGAGGTGGTAAGGCAACACGCGGAATATTGAGTATCACGGGAGTGACCTGAGGCTGGCGAGGCCACAGGGGTAAAGGAGATCTACTCCTCACTCGGATAACATTATATTATTTGAAAGGGGCAATTCAAGCAGCCAAACTTGAATTGTTGACCTGACTGGCGATAACTCATACCCTTCAAGAGTAAATTCTTTCTAAGGGAAACGAATTCCCTAGTTCTAACCGGAGCTAGTGAGATCAATTCCTTGAGTTTGAATACTTCTCTTCGAAGTTCAACGGTGGGGAAGTGAAAACCCACTTTCTCTGATCTAGACGGTACCCAGAGGCGTCGTGCCTTTAATAAGAGTGATTTAACACTCCTATCCCGGATGAGGTTTGGTACCCTTATCCCAAGATTGTTGGGACTCCGCTAGAGCGGAAACTATTGCAAGAGTACGTTTCCTATAATGTACAGACCTAGACCGATTGTCTGTCGGCTCTTATGGTAGCGCTTAGCGTTATCAAATCAGTGGATACTAATTTAGTATAGTATCCTGAATGACAGGCCAGTGAGCGTTCGAAGCGTGACTGAAACAAGTCGGGTGTAAGGTCGTAAAGTTATAGGACGCTAAGCGAATTCATAAGCTTAGCGACCCCCGAGGCCACCAGAGATGGAGGGTACAGGGGAGTCCTGCTTAAAACAGAGACCCCCGTCGTTGGATTAGTTTGAAAGAATTAATCGATGAAGTAAGTATGAGGATAAGACTTTAGACGCTCACTAAGCG